AAGACGAAGTATTATACTGCCTATAGGTCTTGGTTTGAGAGCAGTCTACATGGGAGGGCGATCCGTTCGAGTCCCAAGTAATATGTGGAAAACACCACCTTTCGTTATTTATTATAACAAAACTTTACATACTTGTCAAGCTTCTTCATCATCTTTACTTCTATTCCGAATAACAATTTGATTATTTTTATAATCTGCGACAAATTCTAATACATCATCAGTATCCCACATAAGTTCTTCATATAAGGCATTTAAACGATCCATGTCTTCCCAAAGATCATTTACGTGTTCTGAGTATTCTGACATACGACAATTTTTTTCATTATTTATTATTCGTTCATTATAGCAGACATCGTTACAACTGCAATCGTAGTCATTAATACAGTTCCTGCTGTTATCTCTA